ATGGCGAAAGCTATACTGTAATGGTAAATAAAAAACCTGCTTTAATGTTTGGTTGCAATCCAATTTACACTAATATGATAGGTAAAATATGGGCTTTAGGCACATATGACATACATAAAATACAAAGAAAGTTTCTTAAATGGTGCAATCCAGTCGTAGATTATTACCAAAAACAATATTATCAACTAGAAAATGTAGTGCCTGCAGACCATGCTCACACCTTATCATGGCTTGAATTTGTAGGTTTTGAGATACTTGATCCTCCAGTAATGGTAAATGGTTTTCAAGTTTTGCGATTTGTTCGTTGCAAAGGTGAAGAAATTTTGGTAAACAAAGAATATAGCCCAGTTGTTAGCTGATAGCCCTAACGGATAACTAGATGATGCTAAGATGGATAACTAGATAAAATGTAACATTAACTTTTATGAGGAGAACTATAATGGCTAATACAATAGATACAGCCTTTATTACGCAGTTCGAGACAGAAGTTCATTTAGCTTATCAGAGAATGGGTAGTAAATTAAGAAATACTGTTCGTACTGTAGCTAATGTGAGTGGAAGTACAGCACGATTTCAGAAGATCGGTACTGGAACTGCATCAACTAAATCAAGAAACGGACAAGTAACACCAATGGAATTAACTCACACCACAGTAGATGTGAGTATGTCTGACTTCTATGCTGCTGAATTTATCGATAAGTTAGATGAATTAAAGACTAACATAGATGAAAGACAAGCTGTAGCAACAAGTGCTGCTGCTGCTCTCGGTAGAAAAACTGACGAGTTACTTTATACTGCTATGGACTCAGGTGCTAATTCATCTCAATTACACGACACAAATTCTGCAGTTGAAAAGGCAGATGTGCTTAGTGCATTTGAAACTTTTGGTACAAATAATATTCCTGAAGATGGTGGCAGATACATTGCTATGCACCCAAAGGGATATGCTGACTTGTTTTTAATTACTGAGTTTGCATCATCTGACTTTGTTGGTGAGCAGAACTTACCATATGCAGGTGGTATGAGTATGAAAGAATTTTTAGGATTTAAGATTTTTTCAACCTCTGCTATTACAGCAGGTAAGAATATGGTCTATCATACAAGTGCAGTAGGATTAGGTATTGGTGCTGACGTAAGTACAGAACTAAATTATGTACCTGAGAAAGTATCTCACTTAGCAACCTCAATGATGTCTATGGGTGCTGTTGTTATTGATAACAATGGTGTCTATGAACTTCTTGATAACAATTAATAGGAGGGTCTAATGGCTTACGCAGCAAGTGGTTTACACAGAATGGCAGGTGCTAGTGGTGTCCAACTATGGATCTATCAAACAACAGATGCTATTGCAGCAATCAATTCGGCAGGATATTTTAATGATGCTGCAGGTATGATGAATGTTAGAGATCTTGTTATTGTTATGGATACTAATACACCAACAACACATTTCTGTACTGTTCTATCCAATACTGGATCGGTAGTTGACGTCTCAGACGGAACTGCTGTAGCAGAAACAGACGGAGATTAGGAGTAGGGGGAGCAATCCCCCTATCTTTATATGACAAGTACTGTAGCAAATTCAGCAATAGATATAGCATCAAGAGCATTAGTTCTTATAGGTGCAGAACCAATTACTTCATTTGACTCATCTAGTACGGAAGCATTAGTGGCAAGTAATATGTATGAAGATACTGTTCGTGCTACATTGTCTACTGCAAGATGGAGATTTGCTACAGAACAATCTGTACTCAATCAATTATCTGATGCACCTACTGGCAGGTTTGATATTGCACATCAGCTACCAAGTGATTTACTTGTACTGCATGGTGTAACAATAAGTGATCGTCTTATAGAATATACTGTGTATGGTGACAAAGTATTTAGTGACTCAACATCTAATGATACTTTGATAGCTGACTATACATTTAGAGCAGAGGAAGTAAACTTTCCAAGTTACTTTGCATTAGCATTGCAATACTCACTGGCATCTATCTTTGCTACATCAATAGCAAGAGATGATAGGCTAATGCAGTTAATGGAAACAAAAGCAAATATGTTAATGGCAAAAGCTAGAAACTTAGATGCACAACAACAAACAACAAGAAAACTATCTACATCAAGATTCATTTCAAATAGGAGAAGTTAAATGGCTAGGGTAAGAGTGCCATTAAATAACTTTCAATTTGGAGAAGTTAGTCCTTCCCTTACATCTAGGACAGACACTAAAGTATATACTAATGCTGCAGAAGAAGTTAGAAACTTTTTTATTAGGTCAGAAGGTGGTTTAAAAAAAAGAACTGGCACAAAAAGAATAGCTAACTTTGGCAGTAACCCATCATATACAGCGACTACAAGTTTAAGGCAGAGTGTAAGAATAGAACCATTTATATTTTCAGATGATGAAAAATATATAATAGCATTTAGTAATACACGAATAGAGATATTTCAGATAAGTCCTAGTGATGGATCTGTGTCATCTATACAGTCACTTACAAGTCAATCATGGTTAGTTAATACAACATCAGCACCTTACTTAGAAGAGATTACTTTTGCACAGCAAGGTGATCTTATGTTTATCTGTCATAATACATTTCAGACTAGAATACTAGAAAGAACTGGTCTTACTACATTTGCAGTATCGACATTTAACTTTGATACATCAAGAGATGATGAAAACATATTTCAGCCATATTTTAGTTTTCAACCATTAGGTATGACTATGAGTTGTAATGCTACAACTGGTAGCAGTAAAACATTAACTGCAAGTGCAGCTTATTTTAATACTGATAGTCCATCTAAACATATTGGTGTTGATATGTTAATTGGAGAAACTCGTTGTCGTATTACTGCAGTAGCAAGTGCTACATCTGCTACTATTGATATAGCAGGAACAATAAGACAACAATTAGAAATAGATAGTGTTAAAGTATTTGAAGGTAGTGGAACTGTAGAAATAACAAAAGCCTTGCATGGATTGGCTACTGGTGCATCTGTTGTTATAGATAGATCAGGTGCAGTCGGTGGTATTGCTGCAACTAATATAAATGGCACAAGAACTATTACTGCTGTACCAACTGAAAATACATTTGAATTTACTGCAGGTAGTAGTGCTACTGCAACTTCTAGTGCTATTGGTGGTGGCAGTCCTCGTATTTCAAGTTCTGCTGCAACAACTGAGTTTAGTGAAATGAGTTACTCACCACTTAGAGGATATCCTGCTGCAGTTACATTTCATCAAAATAGGCTATGGTTTGGTGGCACATTAGCACAGCCTGATGGCATATGGGGTAGTAAATCAGGATTGTATTTTAACTTTGATATAGGTGATGCAGAAGATAATGATGCTCTTGATCTTACTGCAAACGTAGGTGAGATATTTTCTATTAGGCATTTAGTATCTAATAGAGATTTACAAATATTTACAACTGGTGCTGAGTTATTTATTCCTACTGTTTCAGGTAAACCAGTAACACCTTCTAACGCACAGATACGCAGACAAACACCATTTGGTAGTAGCTTTGTAAGACCTACAGTATTTGATGGTGCAACTTTATTTATACAGAAAACTGGTAGTGCATTGAGAGAATTTCTATTTACTGATGCTGAAGCTGCTTATACATCTGTAGCTGTGTCAGGTCTTGCACCACATTTAATATTAGATCCAGTACAACAAACGTCAATTAAAGGTGCATTAAATAGAAGTGAGTCGTATGCTTTTTTAATTAATAGTGATGGCACTATAGCAGTTTTTTATTCTGTAAGAGGAGATCAAAAAGCAGGGTGGACATTGTGGAATACACAAGGAACATGGCACAGTATATGTTCCGTACACGAAAGATTGTTTGTTGTATCTGCTAGAGATGATGGATCAGGTACAACAAAGTTGTTTTTAGAAGAGTTCCAAGATGATATGCCAATGGATTTTTGTGATACATTTAGTGGCAGTAGTAGTGTTTTTAGTAGTCTAGGTAGTCATTTTGCTAATGATGCAGTAGTAAAAGCTACAAATGGTAATGATTTTCTTGGATCATTTACTGTGGCAGGTGCAGCAATAGATGCTAGTGCAGTTAAGAGTGGATTAAGTCAGGCATTTATTGGCTATGCTTTTACACCAACACTTAAGACTTTACCTATAGATGCTGCCATACAAGGTGGTCCTTTGACTGGTGAGCCTAGACAAATACCTAAAGTCGTATTAGATTTGTTTTCAACATTAGCAGTAAGTGTTCAAGGTCCAAGTGGAACATCTACAACAAGAGACTTGGTTATAAGGAATACAACGGATACTGTAACTGGTGGATTTATGGAAAGGTCTGCTGTTACTGGTAAAGAGGAGTTTAGGTTATTGGGATATAGTCGTGATCCAAGAGTTATAGTATCACAGTCTTTTCCTTTAGACTTACAGATTAACGGAATGATAGTAGAGGTGGCATTTTAATATGGGATTACCATTAGCATTAGCAATAGGTTCAACAGCAATATCTTTTATGGGTTCAATGAGTGCTGCCAAAGCAGCCAAACGAGAAGCTGCTTTGCAAAGGAGACAATTACAAGCACAGATAGAAGGTGCTCAGTTGGCAGCACTTCAAGATCATAATGCTCGTATGCAAAATCTACAAGTATTTTTAGGAACTAATGAAGCTCTTTCAGGTGTTTCAGGAAGAGATCAAGACAGAAGTTTTAAACGAATACAAGAAAAAGCTAAGACAGAAGCTGCCACTGAAACAGATAGAAAGTTTTTACAATCATTAAATGAACAAGCAAAGTTATCACTAGCACAAACAATAGCCACAGAAAAAGGAAGAAACTTATCAAGAGCATATAGGTATCAAGCATTTGGCACATTGTTTAGTGGTGCAATGAAAGCTAATTCATTGTCAGGTAGTGCAGCACCTAATCCATATTTTCATGGTGGAACATAATGGTACAGTTTTTAAAAGCAAAGCAAACGTCATTTGTAAATAAACCAGTAGGTGTTGTTGGTGTAAATACTGGTGCAATAGAAGCAGGGCAAACTTTAGCAAAAGTAGGTCAACGACTTGCTACACAATTTTTTGCTGATGCTGAAGATGAACAAAAACAACTTGGTAAAGAAGTTGGTCTTACATTACCAGTTAGAGATACAGATGGTAAATTATTATTTCAAGAAGTGCCAACAAATCTTAGTGAAGTAGCACAAAATGCTGCAACTCCAGTAATACAAAAAAGATATGAAGATGCTTTAAATGTAGATATATTTACTAAAATCAATGAGATACGAGATAAATCTAAAACATCAAGTGAATTTTCAAATAATGTTAATAATGAAATGTCATCTTATATTGAGCAAACTAAGATTAGTGGTGGCAGTAGATATGTAGGTGGCATGACACAAACTATTGCAAAGCTATCTGCACAACATTTTAATGCTTTTCTTACAGAAGAAAGAAACGAAGCAAATAGAATAGCATCTTTACAAGCATTACAAATAACAAATATAAATACAAATGATTTAATAAGTCTTGCTACCAATGATTTTTCTAATGTTGATGCATCTAATTTAGATAAAATGATATCTGGATTTGAGGAAAATGCTTTAGTTATTTCTGCAGAAAATGATAATAACTTTAGAATAAATAATCTTAATACAGATAAATATGGCAAAGCTAGTGCTAATGCTAAGTCTGCTGTAGGAAAGGCTTTAGCTAATACATTATTAAAAGATGCAGATGCAGGACAAGCAATAGCAATACAAAGTTATTTTTTTGATGGAAAATCTCCTGAACATTTATTAGGCAAAGATGGAAAGTTAAGTGAAAAAAATCAAAAGATTTTTGATTACATAAATAAGTCACCATTTAAAGATGAAATATATAAACATATTAAAACAAGTGTAGAATTAATTACTAAAGATCAAAATAGATTTAGGTCAGATCAAAATTATAAAGATCAACAAATTACAAAACAAAATGCAAAATTAAGAGAAAGCACTCCAATAAGAATGAATAGTGACAAATGGCTTAATTCAAAAGTTGCAGAAATTAATAATATTACAGATGAAATACTTAACAGTGAGACTATATCAGAAGATCAAAAAAACAAAGTAACGAATTGGCAAACATCACTTTATAGTGCCTCAAGTGATGAAGGAATATCTATAAATGTAGATGGTAAATCACAAAGAATTATGATTGGTAAAACACAAGCAAATGATGTTCTTGTAAAAGCAATGTTGCGAGGAATTGAAAATACAATAATTAGTACAAAAGAATTTGGAACTCTTGATGGTAAAATAAAATTAAGAAATGCACTTACTAATAATAGTACAATAGGACTAAATGAAAATGAAAAGAAAATAGTTAAAAAAATTAAAGATATAACTAACTTATCTATAAGAAGTGAAACTTTAATAAGTAATATTGCTCGTAATTTAAACAATAATATAAACGATCAAAGAGCAGCATTAGCTGACAGTAATGCTAACAAAGAAAAGGAAGCAGTTTACAATTCATTTAGAGGTATTCCAACAGCAATAAAGTTTAAAAATAATGACAAAGAATTAAAAATAATGGATCAAATTTTAGAAATTAATCCTACATATTTTGATGGTCAGTTTCAAAAAGATTTAAAAGATGGTGATCCAAAAGCAAGAGTAATTAATGAAGGATTAGAAAAAGGTCATTTTACTAATTCATTTCTTACATACATTACTAATTCAATTACCTCAAATAATTCATTGCAAGTTAGAAATGCACTTGGGTTTCTTAATAAATATTCTCAGTTAACTAAGGGTGGACAGACAGTAGATGTATTACAAAAATCTCTTGATAGTGAAGTTTATGCAGTATTAAAAGTTGCTTCTGATCTTATACCTATGTATGAAGGTCAAACTTCTTTTTTTGGAGTACAAGGTGAAGGACCAAATGGCAATGTAACTGCAGGTCAAATGATGTTAAAAATAAATGATGTATATCAAAAAAGAGAAAGCAAAGAGAACAATGAAGTATTTAAAACTAATCTAAAAAGAATTACTGGGGAATATAAAACCTCATACTCCTATTTGCTTTCAGAAAATTTTGATGGTGTTGAAGCAAAAGAACTGAGATTTATAGTTGATGCTGCAGCTTCTATGGGATTAAGTAAAACTAAAACAGATTTAATATTAACATATGCAAAAGAAAATATTTATCTTGATGGTGAGAATCTTATCTTTGATGGGTTAGGCAGTGGTGATGATAACACTCGTTCTAAACACGCATTTATGGCTGTATTTAACGAAGATCAAGTTCCAGTTATAAGAGGGTTTATACAAAATCAACTTGATAATCTTGTGCATAAAAATGAAAAAGGCAGAACTGTTGGTCGATATGTATTAAATTATAAACCAACTATATTAGATGCAAAAGGATATGCAAAATATCCAATGGGTGCTGATGTTGGTCAAACAAAAGATATAAACATAGAAGATACAATCGTAAAACTACAGCCAGTACAATATGGTAGCAGTAAAACTGATGTTGGATATGTTGCAGTAGTAAAGAATATAAGGACTGGTGACATGAATCCAATTAGATTGCCGAATGGTTCTATCATGAAATTTTATGCAGACGATTTAGCTAATATTGATACTATATATGGAGAGGATTAATAATGGCTTTAAACTTTTGGGAAACCCAAGATGTTGAGTTTAAATATGATACTGGTTTACCATTACCATCAAGAGATAAAGTTGTAGAACAAATACTTAATCCACCAACACCTACCTTTAATGCTTTTGCTATTGGCACAGATGAAAGAGATGTTTCATTAGGTGACACTATATCTGCACAACTTGGTTATAGTTATGCACCATTAGAAGATGCAATTACAAATTACTTTAGATTTGATGAGTCAGATCGTGACCAAGATTATAATCCTTTTGCAGATATGGAAGGCTTTGAAGATATGTCTGACTATCTTAAAGATGCTGTTAATGCTGAACATATGTCAGTATTAAAAAAACAATTAGTTGCAAATGAAAAACGTAGAAAGACTTTAGCTTATAGTAGTATTGGTAGTCAGTTGGTAGCAGGAATATTTGATCCTATAAATCTTGTGGCAATACCTTTTGGTGGATTTACTTTAAGTGCAGTTAAAGCTGCATATAGAACTGGTAGAGGTGTAGCATTAATCACTGCAGGGCAAGAAGTATTTAGATATCCACTTGATCCTTTAGGTACTGGCAAAGAAGTTGCTGCTAATATTGGTATGTCGTTTGTAGGTGGTGCAGTTCTTGGTGGTTTAGTTGGTGGTGTTGTAAGTAAACGTATATCAAAAACACTAGATGAGTTGGAAGCAGATGCAAAGTTCTTTGATGATTTAGCTGAATCGCCTGAAAGAACAGGACCTACTGTAGCAGATCAAGATGTAAAAGCTAAACCTAAAAAACAAAAGATAAGAACAGAAAAAGATTTAGATAAAAAAGATGCACAAGAATTTCTTAAAGATGCAGATGAAAATACTATAAGAGGCTTTGAAAGAAATTTACCAAATAAAATTTTAAAAATAGAAGAAGAAATTGCAAACAAACAAGCTGATTCAAGAGCAAGAGATTTAAGTAATTTAAAACCTTTATATGAAAGTCGACAAAGATTAGAAAAACAATTACAAAAAGATGCAGGTCAATCTAAAGTTTTAGTAGATCAAAATAATAGATTATTAAATAGCATTGAAAATACAGCCAAATTTATAAATGATGTTAAAGCTGCTGCAGCTAAATTTGCAGAGCCACTTAAAAGAATTAAAGATGATTTATTAGCACAAGCAAGAGGTGAAAGAAGAAATGTTGGATTGTCACCTAAACAAGTTGCGTTATTAGAAAATATAAAAGCAAAAGAAGCACAGCAGTTTTTTACTGCAAAACAAAAAGCATCAATAAATAAATCATTAAAAACAATTAAAGAAATACAAAGCAAGATAGATCGTAATATTGGAATGTTACAAAGCAAAAGACAAGGTAATATTAAGTTTCTTGGTGATGCTAAACGACAACAAATTAGAAATGAGATAGCAAAACTTTCAGATATAATAAGTCATAACAATTCAATTATTGCTATGATGAAAGATAGACGAGATGTTAAAGCTAGATATGATAAAATTAATGCTGAATTAAATAGAAGAGAAGTAAATGAATTTGCTACTCTTGATGCTGATGGCAAAAGAGTTGATGGATTTAAACTGCCACCTAACCTTTATACAGATAATTTTATTTACAAAACATTGGTAACACCTATTAAAAAAGCATTTCAAAGTAAGATATTACCTGAGATATCTAAATATAAATTTTTTAAACTTGGTGCAGATTTAGGCATGGATTTAGTAGCTAATAAACTTGGTAAAACTTTTGGACAGTCAGTTTGGACTAAGTCTGCAGTAAAACATGGTGAATATGCACAAGCACATGACCAGTTAAGAGGCTTGTATTCTGAGCATACTGGCAAAAATCAAGTTTACATGGATTATGATTTTCAGAAAAAAGGATACCATGAATGGCTAGAAGATACATATAAAAGAATACTTAAAGATGAGCCATTAACAGAACTAGATAAAAAAGTTAAAACAGTTGTCGATAAGTTTATGGAAAGATGGGAAAAAAGATTAAGAGATGTTGGCATCATAGGTGACATAGCAAATCTTGAAAAAAGTATAATTAAAAAAAGTGAACGTATTATACAATATACTACAAAGCTAAAAGATGTAACTGCAAGAGGAGCAAATAGTGAGCAATTTCAAATTGCTAGAAGTCTTGAACAAGATGCAATAAATTTATTAACTGGATCAAGGAAACAAGAAACATATATTCCAATAAGAAAATTAACTGGACAGCAATTAATAGAAAGATTTTTTACTGATGCAAAAATAAGTAGGTTTGTTACAGATCGTGAAGAAGCAACAAAGTTAATATCTCAAATGAAAGATGCTGAAGGTAATCCTTTATCAATAGATAGAGTACTTGGTGTTCATGCTATGTATTTAGGTAGAGATCAAGGTTTAGTTGTTATTAACGAAAAAGGTATTCGTAATTCATATAATAAATTTGTAGAAGCTAAAGCTGATCCACCTAGATTTGAAAGATATATTAACCAAACAACCAGTCAAACTATTGAGGTTGTTAGACGAAATGCACAAGGTCAAATTGTTGAAACAAGACTTAGACAAAAATTATTAAAAGAAACTGTAGCAGGTATGCACCTAGACTTTGCTCATAAAAATCGTATGCACATAAATAGTTATGATGACTTTTATGATTTTATTGTTTACCACGAATTATCACATGGCAAGTTTCCACCAAAAAAGGGTGAGTCTGTATTTGATATGGAAGTAAGAATAAATGAAGAAGCATTAAAAAGATTGCTACAAGAAAAAGATTCTTTTAATCCTGCTACACAAGGAATGGTTCTTACAAGAAAAAATATTGAAACAGATTTAGTTTCGTTATCTAAACTAGCAAATGAAGGTGCGTTAACTAAAGGTCAAAAGGCTTATAGAAATAGAGTTATACAAGATATAAGAAATGCTAATGATGAATTAATTGAATTAAGAAAGACATTAAAAGATGCAAAAGAATTTCAAACTATACCTGAAAATGCAGAAAAATTCTTTCCAAGATATTTTGATAAGGCAAAGATAAAAGAAAACAGACCTGCATTTGAAGCTATACTTACTGAGTGGTATAATAATAATCCTACTATATTAGTTAAAAGTAAAGATGGCACAGTAGAAAGAATACCACCTCAAACTATAGCTGAAACTGTAAGAGCTACAGATCCAAAAAATATTGCTAAACGAGTAAAAGATACTGTAGATAATATATTAGGCAAAGGCAGAGATGTTACTGATGACATGATGGCATTTTATGGTCATGGTAAGTCAAAGCATTTAAGACATAGAAACCTTGATATTCCTAATAAGTTAGTTGCTGATTTTATTGTTACTAATCCTGCACAAGTAATGAGAGTTTATACTCAAAGAGTTGCACCTAAGTATGAGTTTGCAAAAGCATATAATAATAGAACTGTAGATGAAGTAGTGGCAGATATGACTGCAGATAATTATGCTGCAGGTATGTCAGAAAAACAAGTCAATGAAATAAATAGAGACTTTTTACATTTATATGATCGTGTTGTTGGTAATGTACTTAAAAATCCTGATAGATGGGATCAAAAAGTAGTGACTGGATTAAGAGATTTAGCACAGTTAAATTATCTAGGATCATCAGGCTTTAGTACTATACCTGACTTTGCAAAAATATTAATGGAACATGATATTGGTAACGTAACTAAAGGTCTTATTGGTGTTTTACAAGATTCACGAGTAAGAATGACAGCTAAAGAAGGAAGATTAGCAGGTGAGATATTAGAAATTCTACAAGGTGATGTGCATATGAGGCTTGTTGAAGATCTTACTAACAATCCATTGGCTCAAGGATATCAACTTAAATTAAGTAAAGCACGAAATGTTTTTTATATGCTTAATGGATTAGCACCAATGACTAATCTTATGAAAAAACTTGATGCTACAATTAGACAACATGAATTAATACAGTTTTCAATTAAAGAAACAAAAGGCACAGCTACTAAAAATGATATTGTTTATTTAAGACGTTATGGATTTAATAAACAAAAAACAGCAACCATAAGTAGGCTGTATGATGATGGTGTTATACAAAATACTAAAGATAATGGATCAGGTTTATATCTAGCTAATACTGAGAAATGGTTACAAAATGGTGCTACTGATGAAACACTTGATACATTTAGAGGTGCTTTAAATAATGGCATAATGAATACTATATTGATGGCAACTCCTGCAGATAAACCAATTATTGCAGATGGTATTGTATATATTCCTAAATGGATAGGAGAAAAGTTTGGATTAAAAGAAGATGTCAGATTTAAAGGTTATACAAGAATTGAAACTGGATTAGCAGGATTACCATTCCAGTTTTGGTCATATAGTTTTGCTGCTGCAAATAAAATTACTGCAGCATTGGCTACTGGACAAGCAAAAAATAGAACTGCAGCAGTAACAACTGCAATAGGTTTAGGTTGGTTATCATTACAAATTAAATCAGAATTTACTACTACTGCAGGTGAAGCTATGTGGGATAATATGGCATGGGAAGATCAACTTGCAAGAGCAATAGATTCGTCAGGTATATTGGCTATGTATAGTGATTTACTTTATACATCAATGAATACAAGTATGGCATTAGGAGGACCTGATATATCTATGGGATTGTTACAACCAAAGTTTCCACAAGAAAAAGATATAGGAGATGCCATAACATCAATAGGTGGAGCAGGACCAAGTATAGGTTTAGAATTATCACGAGGTATGTATGAATTTACTACTGGAGAATATGGTAGAGGCTCTAAGCAAATTATTAAAAATTTGCCATATATGAGATTGTGGTTTATAAAAGATATGGTGAACGAGCTTGGAAACACATTAGTTGATATTGATGATGATGGTTTAGAAAAAACTTTAAGGGCGAGGTATTAATGACAATAGCTTTAAGTGCAAATACACCACGAGTAAGTTACACAGTAAATCAAGGAGTTAGTCAAACTTCATTTGCTGTACCATTCGTATTTTTTACTGAGTCAACAGACCTTAATGTATTTGTTGATAATGTTGCTCGTACTTATCATGCAAGTACATCTAATACAACTCAATATACTGTAAGTGGTGGCAGTGGATCAACTGGATCTATAACTACAACTGTTACTGGTGCTAGTGGTGGCAGTACTGTTGTCATTACAAGAGCAGTTCCTCTGTCTCGTACCACAGACTTTCCAAGTTCAGGTGCATTTGAGGTGTCTAAATTAAATACTGAGTTAGATACTGTTACTGCTATACAATCTGATTTTAATGATTCTGCATCAAGGGCAATAAGATTACAAGATTCTGATAGTGCAGTGTCTATGGAGTTACCATTACTAGCTAGTCGTAAAGGCACAGTACTAGGATTTAATGCAAGCACTGGTGCTGCAGAAGCAGGACCTACAATTACTGCTGTGCAAAGTTTAGCTGATGTTACAGCATCTATTAATTTATTAGGTACTTCTGCTGTTGTAGAGGACATGGGTTTACTTACTGCATCTGGTGTAATAGAAGATATGGGTTTATTAGCAACAAGTGCTAACATAACAAACATGGCTACTTTAAGTGCTAGTGGTGTTGTTGCAAATATAGCTACAGTAGCAGGTAAAGCCTCTTTGATTACATCTGCTTTTTCTTCAGGTATGTCATTAGTTACTAGCGATTTTGTAGCTGATGTAAATACTTTAGCAGTTACAGATGTTATTAATGATATAAATCTTTTGGCAACAAGCGATATTGTTTCGGACTTAAATACACTTGCCACTTCAGATATTGTAGCTGACTTAAATACACTTGCTACATCAGATATAGTTTCAGATATAAATACATTAGCAACATCAGACATTGTGAGTGATATAAATACACTTGCTACAAGTGATATTGTTTCTGATTTAAATCAATTAGCTACATCAGATTTTGTTTCTGATCTTAATACAATGGCTACAACAGCTAATATAAATAATTTATCAACAGTTGCCACCAATGTTGCAGGTGTAAATAGTTTTGCTGAAAGGTATAGAGTAGCAAGCTCAGCTCCAACTTCTAGCTTAGATGTTGGAGATTTATATTTTAATACATCTAGCAATGAGCTTCGTGCTTACAATGGTAGTGCATGGCAAGCAACAGCTCCATCAGCATCAAGTCAGACTAATATAAATATAGTTGCAGGAGAAATTACTTCTACAGAAGATTTAGGTTCTATTGCTGATAGTATAGATACTAGCAGTGGCAATAACATTGATACAGTTGCTAATGCTATTACAAATATAAATACAGTAGCAGGTGCAAATTCAAATATTTCAGCATTAAATGCAAGTGGTGTTATAAGTAATATTGGAACTGTAGCAGGTATTGCTTCGAATGTTACAACAGTTGCAGGTAATATTTCAGGACTTAATTCGTTTGCAGATAGATATAGAGTTGCATCATCTGCACCATCATCTTCTTTAGATGAAGGAGATTTATATTACGATACAAATGCAAACTCTTTAAATTACTATAATGGAAGTGCATGGGTGGCTGTAGTTGCAGGTGCAATGACTTCTCTAGCAGTAGACACAACACCACAATTAGGAGGCAATTTAGATGTAAATGGAAATTCTATAGTATCTGCAAGTAATGGTGACATAACTATTGCACCTAATGGAAGTGGTGAAATCAATCTTAATGGAACTGTAAACACAGATAATTTAACTATAGACTTTGGGAGTATAGCTTAATGGCAAAATTATTAAAACTTAGAGGTGGTACAACTTCACAGCATGGATCATTTACTGGTGCTGATAGAGAAGTAACAATAGATACAGATAAAGAAACACTTGTAGTACATGATGGAAGTACAGCAGGTGGATTTACTATGATGCGAAGTGACATCATGCAAGAAAATTTAAATGTAAATGGACAATCAATAGTATCAGCATCTAATGGTAATATTGCTATTACACCAAATGGATCAGGTAAAGTTGTTATTGATGGATTATCACACCCAACATCTGATGGAAGTGCAGGACAATTTCTTAAAACAGATGGATCAGGCACACTAGCTTTTGCTACAGTAGATACACAAGCATTTGCTAGTGGCACAAAAATGTTATTTCAACAAACTGCTGCACCTACTAATTGGACAAAGGTTACATCAGGTGTAGATGACAGAGCATTAAGAGTTGTTACTGGAACTGTGGGAACTGGTGGTAGTGTTGCTATGTCAACAGCATTAGGCACACCTGCAGTAAGTGTTGGAAGTATTAGTGGAAATCCGGGAACAAACCAAACTGTTGGTGCAGGTAATTTATCTGTAAGTATGAGTGGCTCTATTAGTAATACTACACTTTCAACGAGTCAAATACCAAGTCACTCACATGGTATGACAGTTATTGCAGGGTCAAATGTAGTTGCACAAGGTATTGCAATAAATGGTATTAATACAGAACAAATACAACAAAACGTACACACAGCAAATACTGGTGGTGGTGGTTCACATAATCATGGACACAATCTTAGTGGTTCTATGAGTGGTAATCCAAGTATAAGTGGTAATATAACTGCAGGTAACTTAGCAGTTGGAAGCTCTACTGCAACAATAAATGTGCAATATACAGATGTCATTATAGCTACACGAGATTAAATGAAATTAGAAGTAAAAGATAATTGTCCTTTAAATGGATTTAAAAAATGCAAGCAATTTAAGTGTGGTTGGTTTGTTCAAATGAAAGGCAGTAATCCTAATGATGGAAAAGAAGTAGATGAGTATGCTTGTGCTATAGCATGGTTACCTATGTTGTTAGTAGAAAATGCTATGCAATCAAGGCAATCAGGAGCGGCGATTGAATCATTTAGAAATGAAATGGTTAAAGCAAATCAATCTAATCAAAGTCTTTTAGAGATGTCTAAAATACTTGAGTTAAAAAAGAGAGCATTAAGATGAACGACATGACTAAAATAAAAAATTTAACTTTTATTAGTGCTTATGAAAATTTAGCATCTAATGATTATTGCAATAGAATGATAAAGGCTTTTGATAAATTAGAAAAAAATTGTTCAGCTAGTTCAGGTGCTATGACAAATGGAGAAGGAAACAGAAAAGATTTTTCATTTTATTTTGATGACGAAAGAAACCACACAATATCTTTAGCTCAAGAAACAAATGCAATATTAGACAAAGGTTTGGCTAAATATACAGATGAATACCCATCACTAGAGCCACTTCAATATTACAGCAAAGTTATAAAAGTACAAAGAACACCTCCAAAAGGTGGGTTTCATATGTGGCATAGAGAACATGGTGTTGGAGAAGTGTCACATAGGATTTTAGTATGGACAATTTATCTCAATGATGTTCCTGAAGGCGAAGGCGAGACAGAGTTCTTAGAATATGGCATGAAAGTACAGCCAAAAAAAGGAACAGTTTGTTTTTTTCCTGCAGGATTTACACATACCCACAGAGGAAATGCAGTTTATACACACGATAAATACATAGCTACTGGTTGGTACTATATACTATAAGGAGAAATAAAATGGCACGAATAATATATATGAAAGATGGCGAAGCTGATGGTACATCACGAATATCTGTTGATGGAGAAAATATAGATAGTAAAAACTTTGTAGGTATTGTTGCTAGTAATATTCATGCAATACAATGGTACGATACAAAAGGTGAAATAGAATATAATGATGGTAAAGGTAATGAAGAAATTACAGATATTTCGTCTTATGATTTTGAAACAAAACACAGCACAGAGAAAAAAGCTATTGAAGATGCTGAAGCTACAGCTATAGCTAATCGTACTTATGCTGAAAAAAGAGCAGTTGAATATCCATCTATAGCAGACCAACTTGATGATATTTATCATAATGGAATTGATGGTTGGAAAACTACAATTAAAGCAATCAAAGATAAATATCCAAAAGGGTAATTAAAGCTAATGGTTAAAGCTAGTGAAGTAAAAGCACAGATAGACACACACGAAGCTGTGTGTGCTGAGAGATGGAAAGAAACTATCTTACGAATCAAACGCATTGAAGCAATTATGATTGGTACTGCAGGTACTATGATACTAATGATGGCAGGTTTACTACTGAGGTGACACTATGCTTGAAATGCTAGTAATTGCAAATAGTGCCTTCGCTGTTATAAAACAAACACTAGAAAATGGAAAAGAATTAGCTTCAGCAGGTAATGCGATAAGTCGTTTTGTTAGTGCTGAAGATAAGCTACAACAAGATTTACATAAAAAACGTAACAGTATATGGACTAATTTATTAGGAAGAACTGATAATGATCTTGAAGAGTTTATGGCACTAGAACAAATCCGTGTTAAAAATGAAAAACTTAGAGAGTATATGCAGTTATATGGTAGGGCAGGACTTTGGACTGACTATCAACAATATTGTGCTGAAGCAAGAAAACAAAGAAAAGAAGCACGGATTAAAACAGAAAAACGTAAGCAACAAATTAAAGATACTATTCTTAAAGTTATATTAGTTATATTAATTACTGCTTTGTTGTCAGGTGTTGTGACTGTACTTGCAATTATAGCTAGAAAGAAAGGGATAATATGACAGCATTTATGTTAGCTTGTTATTTAAATGGTGTAGTTCAAGGAGCAATCTATTTTAGAAATGTTGCAGACTGCACATTCTATACAAAATATTTAAGCAATCAAACATACGACACTGTAACTGGAGAGAAAGCTACTTACAAATGTATATGTAAACTTGTGCCACAAGTAGACGATAAGAAAGTGAGAGTTTACTAATGACAGAAGATAAAAAGAAAATTGTTAATGTAGACATAGGGCAAAATAGTTTTGAGTTATCACTGAGAATACTTGGTAATGAGTTTGTTGCTATTAAGATTGGGTCTACTAATTTTAGTGGCAAGTTAATAGCAGGTGGTATATTATTATTATTCTTTACTTTAGTTTTGCTTGAAGGCTTTGGTTTAAATGAAGTACTTAAACAATAGAGGAGTAAGTAATGTTAACTGCATTGATAGGTCCAGTAAGTAAACTTGTTGGTAAGTTTATTGAGGACAAAGATGTTAAGAATAAACTGTCACATGACTTAGCTACATTAGCACAACGTCATGCACAAGAACTTGCTAAGTCACAGATAGAAGTAAACAAGATGGAAGCACAATCTCGTTCTCTT